CGTTTCCGTTTTATTGTTGAGTTGTTGGCTTGGGCTATTAGTATTGGTTGCTCTATTACTATGGCACTTACCGTTCCGAACCCACCGTTACTTGTTTTATATCCTGTTTGGATTACTGGTTGTGCTCTGTATGCTTGGGCTAGTTATACTCGGAAATCATTTGGGATGCTTGCTAACTACATCTTGTTAACTACTATTGATACTATTGGTTTAATTAGAATGCTATGAATATATTTTATCTTGACCATAATCCTGTGAAGTGTGCTGAAATGCACGTTGACCGCCATGTTTGTAAAATGGTGATCGAGTATGCTCAGTTACTTTCTACTGCACACCGAGTTCTTGATGGTGAGATGTACCTTGGTAAAACAACCAATAATCGTAATATCAAACGGTGGCGCCTGCCAGATGAACGTGAAGAACGATTGATGAAGCCTACGATGATGAACCATCCATCAGCCATATGGGTTCGCCAAAGTAAGGCCAACTATACTTGGCTCTATAATATGTGGTGTGAACTACTTAAAGAGTTTACATATCGTTATGGTAAAGTTCATGCCACGGCACGATTGATACCTGACTTGGCTCGTGTACCGGATAATTGTCCAATTGGTTCATTTACTGGCCCCACACCTGCCATGCCAGATGAGTGTAAAGTGCCGAATAATTCATTACAATCCTATCATAACTATTATCGTATGAATAAATCACATCTTTGGTCATGGAAAGGTAAGATAAATAAAAGAGAAGTACCAGTCTTTATGAAAGAATGGTTTCGAAAAATGAATGAATCACTTGCCCATGAGTATAGTTAATGCCAACCTATGATTTTTTAAATAAAGAAACAAACACAATCGAAGAACACCGTATGTCATATACGGTGTTAGATGAATTCATACAATCAAATCCACATTTACAACGATACCATTCAGCCGAGAACCTACCAGTTTTTGGTGACGTGGGTCGTATGAATGTTCCTCGTACCAAAACTGCCGATTCTGCCTTTGAGAAAGGTGTCATACAACGAATTAAAGATACGGTACCAGGAAATACACTACACAAATCACACAAGACAAAGTTGCCTAGAGAATGGTAATAGTGAACAATCAACTTCCACTTCTACTTAACATCAGGAGGCCAGATAATGACAAAGTTAATCCTGTAGAATCCGCTTCTAAAATTCCAAAATATAATAATAACGATAGGAGTTTTAATGAGCAAAAAAAGAATGATGTCAAAACAACAGCGGCTATATTACGAATATCAAAACAAGGAAAAAATTCGGCAGGAATTGATAGAATATATAAAGTTACAAAGAGAAGTCGACCAATTAAAAGATTACAGGAAAAATAATGTTATTTGAAATACACGCTGAAAAATCAAAAGATGATAAGAAAATATTTTATTATGATAACATGAGCAATATTTTAAAGGACGCCAATGGTATCGTATATGAATATCCGCAACCAATTGAAATTCCTAAAGAATACACAAAACCATATAAAGCATTTAATAAAAACAATCCTTTAAAGAAATCAAAGTTAATCACAACACTTAAAATTCAAATGGGATTAAGTTGTAATTATTCTTGTGATTATTGCTCACAAAAATTTGTTGAACGTATGCCTGAAACATCTAAAAAAGACATTGATGCTTTTATGAAAAAATTAGAAGTTTTAGAATTTGATGAAAGTAAAGGATTGAAAATAGAATTTTGGGGTGGTGAACCATTTGTTTATTGGAAAACAATGAAACCACTAGCAGAATTGTTGGCAGAAAAATTTGAGAATTGGGAAAGAAAACCAAGATTTTCTGTTATTACAAACGGATCTATTCTTACAGATGATATTATTGATTGGTTGATGATGTATGATTTTGATGTGGCCATTTCACATGATGGACCTGGTCAATCAGTTCGTGGGCCAGATCCGTTTGACGATCCTGAACAAAAAGAAAGAATATTGGGTTTTTATAGAATGATGAAACGTTTGGGTAAAGTAATAAGTTTTAATCCTATGATGAACGCAAAAAATAGAAGTCGTAAAGAAGTTTATGAATGGTTTGTGAATTTAACTGGTGATGAATTTGTAACACTAGGTGAAGGAGGTATCGTAGATGCTTACGATGAAGAAGGAATTTCAAATTCTTTACTAACAAAAAAAGACCATTTTGAATATCGAAGAACGGCTTTTGCTGACATATTTTCCACAGGCGGCAAAATTGGATTCACTATTCCAAAAGAAAAAACGTTTCAATTTACCAAAAGTGTTCTTGCTCACCGAAAATCGGATTTTTTAGGTCAAAAATGTGGCATGGATGAAGAACAAGCTTTAGCTGTAGATTTGCGTGGTAATGTAATGACGTGCCAAAACGTAAGTTCTCTTGAAATGTCAAAAAATGGCGAGTCGCATCACGGAGGTACATTAGAAGATTATGATAATGTATCAATTAAATCATCAACACATTGGTCGAACCGTAAAGAATGTTCTGGTTGTCCTGTACTACATATTTGTAAGGGTGCCTGTATGTTTTTGGATGAAAAATTTTGGGACATATCTTGTGCAAATTCATATTCGGATAACATACCATTTTTTGTTTTAGCTATACAGGATATAACAGGTTATATACCAACACTCATAAAAGGTGATGGTCTACCACTCGAAAGGCAAGATATTTTTGGTACAATTTACGAACATAAGGAAGATTTGAAAAAGAAAATTATACCTATCAAAATAATTAGTGAGAAGATTGGTGTGATTGAAGGTGTCGAAATTTACGGAAAATCCAAAGTAGAAACAATATAAATACTGAATAATAAAGATTAGGACGTAAAAATGACATTACCATCATCTGGACCAATATCCGTATCGCAAATTAATCAAGAAATTGGTCAATCATCAACATATTCTAGTGATTTAAATTTTTTAAACAATTTAGTGTTGCCGTCTATACGACCAGGTACTCCTAATATGGCTGGATTTTATGGCCTAAGTTATTTTCAAAAAAATACTGCAGGAAATTGCAACGGCACGGGAATTAATAATTGCTGTGAAAACTGCGCTTCAGGAAATTGTCCTGTAGTTGACCCATCAAATTGTAATTGTGGATGCGGTGATCAAAGTCAAAATTGCCATGTGTGTGCTAATTGTGGAGCTATTAATTGTGCAAATTGTGATAGCCAATCATGGTTACAAACAGGAAATTGTAATCAACAACCGCCACCAACATATAATTGTACAAGTTTTCAATGTTATGCTCAAGCTTGTAATTGTTCAAAAATTATTTGTCATAAATTATATCAACTCGGTATGATGCCCCATGATATTTTTTATGCTGACCAAAAATATGGTAATTGGTTGAGAGAAAATGATCCAGAAGTTTATGCTGGTTATATTCGTTGGGCTCAAGTTATTGTTGATGGCATGGAAGGCAAATCTCCGGACTTTATGCTTTGGATGTCCAAAGATGAACGTAAAAAAGCTGAAAAACAAAAATTTATTAAGTGGGCTCACCGTATAGCAACTCCTTGGTCGCAACATATGGCTTATATTATGAATATTGTGAATAGAGATAATGATATTGGCCGTATATTGATGCGTGTTGGTCGACCAATTAGCCGTTTGGTAGGTAAGTTACCAAATAAAAATAAACCAGTTGGTTTATTGACCGTATATTTTATTTGGATTACATTTGCGGGAACATATTACTCAGCAGAAATTTATTCTAAAATAGTTAAATTATTTAATAATAAATTATTCATAAGGAAAAAATACAATGAATGAAAATGAAATCGTCATCGAGAGAGATTTATTGCATGAGTATGTTGATTACTACTTCAACAATATTTTTTTCAATGCAATACTAAATTTACCTGAAGAACAACGTGCAAACGTCTTTACCATGTTAACAACTCATGTGAATGTGTTGTCCGAATTATTAAATGCTGGCAATCACCCGATATTGGACCACATCAAAGGCACACCATGGCAGACAGCAAACACAGCTTCGGAAATGAGTACAGAAGTTCGAATTAATCGTGAGCAAGCACAACCTTTGATTATGGCATATGATGAGTGGAAATCAAATAGAACAACTGAATGACCGTGAAAAGTTTCACTGGTATCAAAATGCGCAAAACTTATTTTGGAAATCTCCAATATGGGAAGTTCAAACAAAATTTAATGCAGAATTCAATAAAAAACTACTAGACGAAATTTATAGTATAGGTTATGGCATCGCCACTGGCCAAGATAAAAAACCAAAAGACAGCATATGGGATTATGACAAGCCCAATCTAAACATTATCAAACAAGAAATTATTGATATTGTTACAAAAACAATAACCCAACAAATTCCAGAAATCAGAATGTTAAACCTTAAAGGTTGTGAGCACTTCTTTGGCTGGGTTAATGTGCATGAACCGGGAGAAGGTTTAGAAGTACATGGCCATACAGAATCCGCTATTGCGGCCACATATTACATACAAGCACCAGAAGGATGTGGAGAGTTGGTACTATTTGACAGTTCCAACGCAATTGATTGGAAAAACACCACTTTAACCGGTACGCCTGTAGTGAAAGAACGAAGAATCAAACCTATTGAAGGTAAATTGGTCTTTACACCATCATATGTTCTTCATGGTGTAACGGAGAATAAATCAAATGATTTACGTATATCTTTATCTACCGATTTACGAAAGGTGGTTGACAAAAACACCAATAATACTGTAATATTAAAAAGTTGGGCCAGTCGAATGAAAAAAATTAAAGAATGGAAATGTTCACAAAGTTAAATTATGAGTTTTCTAAACCCATATATGCCGTTACACAGGGGTTGAATACGTTTACGGGTGTTGATAATAAAGGTATAGATTATAAAAAGATATGGTCACCTGAACCCGAAATAATGTATAAGATTTTACCTAAAAAATATTGGGAAGATTTTTATTTAACTGTTATGACCATCAATCGAAATATACCACCACATACAGATAGTGATATATTAACCACAATTAATTTTTACATTGAAACTGATAACTGTAAAACGATATATTATGAACCTTTGGTAGATGATTTGCAGATATTTCAAATAAAAAATCAAACAAATGGATTCATATACAAAAAAGAGCAATTAAAAGAAGTTGGTAGTTTCGTGGCACAACCAATGGAAGTTTGGGTATTAAATGTTAAGAAAATTCATAGTGTCGAATCGGATAAAGAAGAACCTTTTAGAAAAGCCGTAACTTTAGGCACAAGAAAACATAATTATGAATCGGTGTGTGAGATGTTAAAAGAAACTGGATGTCTATGAATATAATTCGTAATGATTGGTGGGTGACACCGGTGTGGGAAATACAAACAGATTTTGATGAAAAATTTAATGATAATTTATTAAGTGAATTGAAATATTTTTACACAGATGAAAAAATTAAAAATATCAAAGATTCTAATATATGGGTGATGAATACACCTTATGTAAAATCATTAAATGATTATATAATTAAAATGGTGACAGAACTTACTTATGATTATGTTGCAAAAAATTATGATGAATATGAATTTCATCACACAAGAGGTTGGGTTAACTATAGTTTACCTGGACAATCCATGGCAATACATGATCATGGAGGTAGTAAAATAACAGCAACATACTATATACAAACAGATGATGATTGTGGTGACCTATTATTAATTGATCCCCGTGGTGGTGTAGATTGGGACAAAGAGGTTTATAAAAATGTTAATGGAGCTAAATTTAAAAAAATAATACCGAAACCAGGAAAACTTGTATTTTTTCCATCATATGTTTTACATTCTGTAGATGTTAATAAATCTAAAAATATGAGAATTTCATTGTCTACCGATATGCAAACATTTTCAACTAATCTATTGAACAATTTTATAGAAATGAAAGAAAAACAAAAAAATGTGGTATGAAAAATTAGATATTCAATTTGATATTGAAAAATTAAGAAAAGAAGTAGAAGAAAGTGTTTTTCCTCTAGGTGATCAAGTTGTTCAAGGTGAAGAATTTGAAACACAAAATTATCATGGGTTTGGTGGTTGGAGTATTTTGAGTAGGCGTGGTGATTGGAAAGATGGTTGGGAAGTTGTTCAGCATGAACATGGATTAAAATTAGAAAATTTTCTACCGACAAGAGAATTGATTATGAAGTCGTACAAACATTTTAATATTGCTCACAGTTTGGAGCACGATAGACCAACTCAAGCTTGTGTCGGAGAAATTAAAAAGGTTGTAGATAAATTGAAAGATTTGGGATTTGAACCAAGGCGAGTAAGAATAACTTGTTTACAGCCTCATTGTAAGAGCTTGGTGCACAAAGATGCTGAAACAACAGATTATATGGCCAGAATACACATACCATTATGGACAAACAAAAAGTGTGTTCATATATGTCAAGGAAAAAATTTACATATGCCGGCCGATGGATCAGCATACATTGTTTGGGTGAATTTGTGGCATCAAATTAGAAATGATTCCGATGAGCCTAGATATCATATTATAATGGATGCTTACGATACTAAAAAAATAACAAAGTTTTTTAAGTATGAAGGTGAATTTCAACAGTTAGAAGATTTCACCAGAAAATTTAGGCAAGATATAGAAGAAGCGGAGCTAACACAAGAAGATATTGACTTCTTTGAAGCTATTAAAGAGAAATATGTAACCAACTATAACGTAACGTAAAATGAATGCAAATACAAAATTAGACATATGCAATACTTGTGAGAATTATAAAGTTAAAATAAAAATATGCACACAATGCCATTGTTATATGCCAATTAAAGTAAATTTACCTTTTGTAAAATGCCCTATAGGAAAATGGTAATGTTTAATTACTGCCCACCAAAAGTATTACAAGACCTACCATCAGAAACATTTCCTGATGGTAAACGGTTTTATAAACTACCTGATGGTACAAAATTACCATCGGTCACCACAGTCATTGGTGCTCAAAAGAAACATATTTTTCAGGCATGGCGCAACAAAGTGGGTGAAGATGTTGCCAATGCCATTACCAAAAAAGCAACTTCTCGTGGTACAAATGTTCATACATTGTGTGAACGATATTTAAACAATGAATCATTAGGTAATATTATGCCCGATGCACATGAAATGTTTTTATCAATCAAACCGCATTTAAATCGTATTAACAATATTCATTACCAAGAACAAGCATTATGGTCCACACAATTAAAGATGGCAGGCCGAGTGGATTGTATTGCTGAGTTCGATGGTGTGCTTTCGGTAATTGATTTTAAAACATCCAAAAAAATTAAGAGCCATGAGGACATTGAAGATTACTTCTGGCAAACATCTGCCTACGCCTTGATGTATGAGGAGTTGATTGGTCAACCTATCCATGATTTGGTTATCGTCATGGCCGTTGAGGATTCGAGTCCTATCGTATTCAAACAAAAGACCGAGGACCATATCACAGGCCTAGTCAATGCCATTTCATATTATGAGAAAAGTGGTAAATATTAATTAAGCTGGTTGCCTATATAAGTATAAACACTTATAATAGGACACTATGAACAAATATTGGAAAAAACTCTGCACTCCCGAGCAGAACGAAAGACAGTACGGGGCTTTAAAATTTTTGGCTGGTGGTTTAAGTTTTCTTTTTGTTATTTGGTTACTAGAAAGGATACTGTAATGCCTAACAAAGATTGTGTAAAAGAATATAAAGTAAGAAGTTTTGCTTTCTACATGGGCGCCTGTGCATTTGCTGTAGGTGTATTAACAATACTTTTTGTATTAAACTAATTCGTAGAAGTTGTTTGAAAGTTGTTGTGGACGTGGGTGCGATTCCCACCACCTCCACCAAAAGTATATTGACGAACCGAGTTTTCGGTAGCAAACACAAAAGTGGCAATATACTTCTGATGGGGGTGTTTTAGAATCGACATGGCAATAATTAGAACAATGGAGAATCGCCAGAGAAGGCGTAATCACTAATTAAATTAAACGCAAACGATAAGTATGCACTTGCTGCCTAATAGGTAAGCGGAGTTTCGCCAGGTGAACTTAGCAACAGAATCACCTGGATAAATAAATCACCAGCATCACACAAACCGCTGGTAATACACATAAACACACACAAGGAGAAGTAAATGAGTATGACACCTTATGAGATTCGGCTAGAACTCTTAAAAATGGCCAAAGATATGTTAACTGATGACTATCACACAAAACGTGATGCTCTACAACAGCAATGGCATACACAGGTCGATGCAGCTAAAATTGCTGGTACAACATCACCTGACTACCCCGCCTTACCGGCATTCCCCACAGAAGATGAAATTGTAAAGAAAGCGGAAGCTCTCAATCAATTCGTTTCTCAAACCACTCCACAACCACACACAGAAGTTTAACACATTAGCAGTAGTATTAGCAGTATTAACAATAGTATATACAGCACCAACTCTATCGAGAGAGTTTATTACAAATGCAACACAGAAACAAGTATCGGTAGATTATCTAAAACAAATTGAATGCCTTGCTAAAAATATCTATTATGAATCTGCTGGTGAATCTTATGAAGGTAAATTAGCCGTAGCACAGGTCACAATGAATCGTGTTAATAGTGGCATTTTTCCACGAGATATATGTTCAGTTGTTTATCAGAAAACAACGGATCAAAATTTAAGAACCGTGTGTCAATTTTCATGGACTTGTATGGTCAAAGAAATGGTACACATTCATGATCGGTATAGATGGGAAGAATCTCATTTAATTGCAAAAAGAGCATTGACAGTTTCAGTTTTACATGATAAAATAGCAGAAACAAACGCATTGTATTACCATGCAGTTTATGTAAATCCTGGCTGGAATAAACAAAAGGTTGTAACGAAAATAGGTAATCATATATTTTACAGTAGAATTTAAATTATGCCTAATCGTGAAGAAATTAAAAAATTTAGTATGATGATTGAAAATTTGGTGATAGAAAATCGTTTAGGTTATATGGACGCTATCTGCCACCATTGCAAAGAAACTGGTTTGGAAATTGAAGTGGCCGCAACATTAATCTCACCCGCACTTAAATCAAAGATTAAAGAAGAGGCTCAAGATAATAATATGTTGAAGAAAACATCCAGATTGCCAATTTAAATTATGACGGAGAATACCGGTTTTGCCGCATATGCTTTATGGAATGCTTTGAAGTTACATTTTACTTCCGAATCTTATGATTACTTTAGATACAACGGAAAAACAAATGTATCTAAGCAAACATTTACTACCAACAAATCAAAATACCAATTCTATAAACTATCTCGTAAATATGATTTAGAAGAACTCAAGAACTTTTATATTGCCAATTTTATACAAGGCAAAGGTGATTGGGTAGGTGATTTACTTCAGGATGGTGACGAGAATTATACCAAGTGGCAAAAAACTCAACAAAGCTTGACATATACCTTTGAAAATGATATAATTGTATTATTGGATAAGGTAGAAAATCCAAATGATTTATTAGTGGTAAGAAACAATGAATTTCCTAAGTTAATGCAGTATACTACACAAGGAGATATAACACTTGAAACACTTATCATTTTGAACGACCTGATGAATTTTTTCCCGATGTGGGAAAAAGAAATATATGATGATATTGTTTGGCCTAGTTTTAAAACTAAATGTGTGAAATATAAACCATTTCTACATTATGATAAAGAAAAGTTCAAACAAATTTTGAAAGAAAAGATTAAAGAATATGCATAAGATTACCAAGATTTACTTGGACATGGATGGTGTGATTGCCGATTTCAATAAACGATACAAGGAATTGTACAAAATTGAACCGAAAGAGGCCGACACCTATAAAACCTTTGACAAGTTCTTCACCATGTTCATTGCTGAAAGGCAGTTTGCTACATTGAACTTGATGCCTGATGCTATCGAGTTAATTAACTATCTCAGGTCATTAAAGGTACCAACAGAGATTCTTTCTTCCACTTCTTCTGAGAAACGGGATGCAGAGATTCGGGAACAAAAGATTGAATGGTTGAATAACCAAAACATTGAGTTTCCTGTGAACTTGGTTCCAGGTAAAAGATTTAAGAGAGATTTTTCTAATTCGAATTCACTATTGATTGATGATACACCACAGAACATCGACCAATGGCGAGTTGAAGGTGGTATTGGTATACTTCACACGGACGCCATTACTACCATCGGTATTTTGAAGATGTACACTTGACATTGGATAAATATTACTATATTATGAGAAGTATGTGGACAAGTCGTTTTTAATACACCGTTTATACACCGTTTATACGAAAGGAAGTAAATTATGAGTTCATTTGCGAACCTCAAACGCCAATCTGGCAACCTCGACAAACTATCTAAAGCAATCGAGGCACTTAATACCTCATCCGAAGGCAACGATAAATCAGATAACTACTGGCGCCCAGCCGTAGATAAATCTGGCAATGGCATGGCAACGATTCGTTTCCTCCCAGCACCAGCAGTTGATGGTGATGATGCGTTACCATGGGTGAAGATTTTCTCACACGGATTCCAAGGTCCAGGTGGATGGTTAATTGATAATTGTTTAACCACACTCAATCAACAATGTCCCGTTTGTGAACATAATTCCTCATTATGGAATTCTGGTATTGAAGCAAATAAAGATATTGTCCGTAAGCAAAAACGTAAACTAAATTACATTGCAAACATTTATATCGTATCTGATCCTTCAAATAAAGAAAATGAAGGTAAAGTATTTTTGTTTAAGTTTGGCAAGAAGATTTTTGATAAGATTTCAGAAGCCATGAATCCACAATTTGAAGATGAACAAGCAATTAACCCATTTGATATGTGGAAAGGTGCCAACTTTAAGTTAAAGATCCGTAAAGTTGAAGGTTATCAGAATTATGATAAATCTGAATTCGAATCGCCTGCTGCTTTGCTGAATGACGATGAAGAACTAGAGAAGATTTGGAAGTCTGAACACTCTCTACAGGAACTCTTAAAAGATGGTGAATTCAAGTCGTATGATGCTTTGAAGCAACGCTTAGATAAAGTTCTTGGTCTTAATGGTGAAGCACCACGCACAACTGTAGAACAAGCCAAAGCAAAGCCTGCACCTAAACCTGTTGCAGAAGATTCTCCATTTAAAGATGATTCTGAAGATGATGATATGGCATATTTTAGTAAACTTGCTGAAGAAAATTAATTTTCTTTTACTTAAAAGAAACCCACCTTCATGGTGGGTTTTTTATTATACAACCCGTAAACTACTTAATAGCATTCTCTGAAAGGAATCTTCCATATTCCTCACAGAAGGTATAGGACCTTTTGGTTTTTGGCTCTTGGTTGAACTGATATTCGTATTGTTTGTAATCTGTGCAGTCGTAACCGATTCTGGTGTGCTTGGTAAATTCAATTCTAAATTTTCACTGGTTACGGCATTTAGTTTACTGGTTGTTTTTGGATTGGACATTTGTTCACTTGGTGTTGGTGTTTCTGTTGGTGTCACCGCTTGTGGTGTTGTGTCAACTGGTGTGGCAGTTTGATTTAATGTCAGAATTTCTTTCTTTACTCTATCTCTTTCCATTTTATAATCTTCAACAGCTTCTAGAGCACCGGGTCCCCTTTCGGCAAAACCTTTCAATTGAACGTTGTTTAATGGTTCACTTTCATTATAACTGAATTGATAATTTTTTATTTCTGCCATTGTTCTGTCATATTCAGGTAATTTTTTCTGACGATCCATTTCATCTTTAACGCCAGCTAAACCACCAACCTTTTCTGCTTGATTCAGGCCTTTACTTAAATCAGAATCTGCGGCTTCATAACCAGAAGGATCTTTTAACATTTTCCAAAACGCCCATGCGGTAATTGCTCCGGCTGCAAGACCCATCAATCCTAATCCAAGAGGACTAATCAAAAAAGTACCTAATTTTGCTAAAAGTTTTAAAGGTCCAAGTGGACCCAAACTAAATGCCGACAACACACCTTTAATCAGAGTGCTTATGCCATCAATAACTGACATAACACCTTTGATCGCATCACCAATCAAACCAGTTACTATTCCCAAAATAGTTGCCTGTAATAGCTTCAATCAAAGCTTTGTGCCTTCTTTCTCTTTCTAATTCTTGTTCTTCTTTAAAATTGCCTTCTCTTGCTCTACGTTCAGTATCATTGTCGTTTGTTGTTTTTAGTAATGTGTATATCTTAGAAAGAATATCCATCACATTATTATCAGAATCCAACGTGTCTATTTTTGTGGCTGTAGCACCAACTTCTTTTGCTTTTTTGGTACCAGAAAAATATTGAATATCTTGTTGGGTTCTACCGAGCATGCTACCAAGTAAAGCAGGTGCAAATTTAGAACCACCGGTCATAAACTTGGCAATATTTAATGGATCAAATTTCTCACTAAAACCTTTAGACCTTGCTTTAGATTTATCAGATAGTGTTGCTTTTATGGCTGAACCTACGCCTTGACCTTCCGACAATTTTTCAGTCAGATATGAAATATAAGATTTTTCTCTTATCTTTTTGGCTTCTTGATAGTTCATGTTGATCTAGCTTTCTTAATCAGAGGATTGGTATCATCCTCTTTTTCTGGCACATTACTGGCCGTTGTTTTATTACTTATATTGGTATTATTTACACTTTTACTGGTTGCTGGAGATTCCTGAAAAGATTTCTTTAATCCCATGTTCTCTTTTGTTTCTGAATCAATTTTATTACCTGACGATACAGGCGGAACAGCAGTAGATTTATTACCTTGCATATTTTTTAATCGGTCAGCGTCTAATGCGGCACCTACTTGTTCAGGAGAATTATGAGCTACGTTACCCCCAATACCAGAATAATATGAATCACCTTTTTTTAATTTTTTCTTGCCAACGTCCATATCATATGGTATACCAACAGAAGCAAACTCTTTAGCTAATTCTAATATTGCACCATCTCGGTCATCACTTCGACCTTTTACATATGCATCTACTTTTTTTCGATTTTGACCAATTAATCCATTAGCAAATAACATATCTTGTGTGGCTGGATCCAAATAAGTTGTTTCTGGATCTATTTTTAATTTTTCAATTAAACCTTTCATAGTACCAGGAATTATTTGATATTTACCCACAGCAAAAAGTCTATCAGGATCACCTTGTTTTAATGCACCTCGCCTCAAATATTCAGAGATGGTCATGTTACTAAAATCAATAGGCTTATCTGACGGAATCATTTTATTACCAACAGTACCTTTGTTGTACGCATTATAACCGGCTTTGCCGCTTTCATATTTTGATATGTTGGCCGCAAGAGATTCTTTACCAACTAAAGCGGCAGTACCAGCAAGTGCACCGCCAACCAATATTGCAGCACCACCGATTTTGCCAGCAGTAGGTGGTTTAGGTGCTGTGGGTGTAGGTTTAGGTGCTGGTGCTGTGGGTGTAGGTTTAGGTGCTGGTGCTGTGGGTGTAGGTTTAGGTGCTGGTGCTGTGGGTGTAGGTTTAGGTGCAGATACAGTTGGCTTAGTTACTTCTTTTGGAGGTGTAACGGGTTCTCCTTTGGCTTTATCTAACTGATCAGTTTTCTTTTTTTGTTTGCCGATCTCTTTACCGGCATCATCTAATTTTTTTGTTTGTTTTTTTGTTGGCTTAGCTTTTTTTCTGGTAGTCAACGCTTCAATGAGGGCCTGATTTCTACGATTTTCTTCAGATTCAATTTCTTCTTGTTGGTTTTCTCTTTGTTCTAATTCTAATTTTCTATCGTTTTCAATTTTAACAAACAAATCATATATTTGACCAAGATATTGAACTACAGATCCAGAATCAACAGAGGAACTTTTTATTCCTTGATAATCTCGTGGCTTTTTGCCGGTAAAAAAACCAATATCTCGTTTACTTCTTCCTGTTAAAGCACCAAGAAAAGCAGGTGCAAATTTAGAACCACCAGTTACAACTCTGGCGATGTTTAGTGGATCAAAGCGTTGTTTAATGCCGGTAAAAGTTGCTTTTGTTCTATCAGAAATGGAACTTCCAATGGCAGCACCCGTGCCCATACCCGATGATAACCTTTCGGTCATCATAGACATTAAACCTTTTTTTCTGATGTCTTTGGCTTTAAAATAGTCCATTTACTTTTTTCTTTGTCTTTCTCGTATCTTTTGGTTTTCTTCTTCAATATACGCAATCAACATAGAAACGTAAATGTCCCGTTCCCAAGGCATCATATTTTCAAGCTCTGACAAACTATACTTGTGGTGTTGTATCAATGAAAAGTTTGTCTTGTAATAATTACTCAGATTGTCATGACGAAAAATTAGCCGAAAAAATTTTCTAGGCCTTCTACTTCTATTTTATGGTGAAACCCACACTTTGAGCAATCAATTTCAACTGTTTGTTTTAAACTTGGCAAATTATTAAAAAAATTCTCTACCTTGGCAAACTGTGATTGATTCATGCCTTCCACAAACTCTAACATTTCACCTGGTTGTGCTTCTGCTGAGTAATAGAATTGTTCACCATCATAGATATACTCTATAGAACTGGCAATCATATTAAATGTGGTTTCAGTAATATTATTATACTTCAATGAATCTTGAACTATGTTGAACTCTGGATATTTTAATTTGATTGAGATTGTGTCGGTCAACTGAATTTCATCAGAAACACCTTCTTTGCGTTCAACCTGTAAATCTAATAGATTGATTTCTTTTTCCATTAAATTACCACATACTTTATCTTCAACTTCATTATTGCACTTATATTTTGATTCAACAACCTCACCTACTGATTTAGCACGTAAGTTAACAAAATAATATTCAACATCAATGATGGGTAATTTTTCAATATCGACACCTTCCGTTAAGGTACAATTATAAAGGATATCTTTTACATTTTGGTGAATTGTGGATGTTTCATTCGATTCAACTGCCATCAAAAGGTTTCTTTGTTCTTTAACCAAAAATGGTCTGTATTTAATTTTCTTTTTAGATAACGGCAATTCTATTTCATATGTCGGCACATCAAGTTTTGGTAAAGCCATAATTTATCTCCTTATAAAATCACTTAAAAATACTTCTTTGTATGTTATTCACTATTGATTGACCAGCTGCACTTACAGCACCTTGAGCGTTTCCACCTAAACCACCAACCACATCAGAAAAATTGGCCAAGCCAGCATCGACCAATTCCATACCAAATGATTGTAGAGAATTATTACTCCAACGAGTGTATGCAAAAGTTACTGAAAGCTTGTGTGGGTTATCGGATGACCAATCTAAATCTAATTGATTCATTGAAATTGGAAACGCATCAAACAAATTAACAGAATATGATACTTTGTTTTCTACATCATATTGATTAATCTGTATTGTCGTGGAATAATCACCCTTGTATCTAAAATTATAATTGTATGTTGGATTAATAAAATTCATCCAAGCATCAAAGAATATTTTTTGTTGCATATCACCATCAACAATAAAAGTTAAATCCATGTCGTTATAACCAGTCAGATATGGATACTTCTCAACAGGATTAGATCCAATTTTTTGTTCTACTGTCATTAAACTTCTACCTGGCAAATTAGCATTCTCACAACGGTACACTAAATTTCTAGCCGATTTGATATATGGTATTAAAGTTAAAGGAATAGGAATGTTCACATCAAACCTATTTGCTCTCGCTAGGTCTTTTGTGAAACTGGATTTAAAATCGTTAATGGTACCTGGCATTTAACTTTTCCTTATTTCTTCTAATGAATCTTGCCAAACTTCATTTACCGAAGCCTTTTTAAACTGGTGAATAGGCAAGTATGCCGCAATATCCCATTCATTTGGTTGTACGGCAAGTATTTTTGACTGAATATGACCATGTAAATACTTCTTCAAGCATGGCCGAAACTCTCTATAACGCTTGGAGGCGTTTAAAATATCGTAGCTGACTCTCATACGCATAATATCATTATTGCCGTCAAGGATGGCGTAATCCATCAGTTTATCCAAAAGCGTGATTCGGTATTTTACCGGTAGATAATGTAGGTTTAAACCGAGAAAACCATCTTTATATTTTTCCAATACCAAAACCAAAGGAAAGCGGTCATAATATGGTATGTCTTTTTTCGTTTTAGGATCATAATAAAAATAATATAATCCACCAGTCACAAAACGATTTCTTTTTCTAAAAGCTTCGTTATTGATTGTTGATGGTATTCCTGAAGGATTTCTCAACTCAGCAATCTTTGTGGTTAGCCATTTAAGAGAATCACGGCTCATTATTTGCAATTGAGCAGTTGTTCTTTCTTTGGCTAATTGTGTAAGTTTAGATCCCATTGTATTATTTAGTCTATAGTCCTAGATGATCTTCTGTTATTAACTTAAACTCCCAACCACGATCTAAACAATATTCCGTGGCGGCCTTCCATTTGGCTTGATTGATTCCATATGTAACCACCTCATTTATGTATTGTTTTGTCAATCGTTTTTTAGTTTCAGGAGTGATTGTTTGTTTCTTAGGTTTAACTTCAAGTAACATTGTTTTCAACACTCCTGTTTTGGTTCTAACTTTAATCAAAAAATCTGGAAAGTAACGATGCCACAGGCCATCTTTTGGAGATTTATAAGGAATGATCAATTCTTCTGATGCCCATGATACAATATCTGGATTTTTGTCGAACCAATTCATCATCTTACACTCCCAAGAAGAGCGATAAATGATATTATTAGGATCCCCAACGTATTTTTGAGGATTAGAAGGTGTGAAACGTCCATTATAAGCCATATAAATACTATGTATAACTTTTTTAATAGAGGATTCAATGGCCATTATTTCCATACCAAATTCTATAGGTGGAGTTTCCATACCTGGAGCCTTAGTTGAAGGTCCATTAGGTACTCTATTTGGAAATAAATTTGGTCGAACCGATTTACAATACCCTAGAGATTTACAGACATCGACAAGAGGCCATGTTGTTGTAATTAATATCAATGAAATAACACCAGCAACATATGAAAGTGTAAAGAGCAGTTTTATTAAAGGTAAAGATAAATTATTTGGTGCTGTTAATAGTGCTGTCAATAATGCTGGTAGTTCTTTAGAATCAGGATTAAATGCTGTTACATCTTATGTTGACGATATAAAAAGTGGAAAAATATCACTTGGTGGCGAATTAGATAAATCGGTTGCTGGATTGAAAGATTTTCTAGGTAATGACAGTATCAACATTAAAAACCCAACCAAAAAATCTGTTGCCGGAATATCATTGTATATACCAGATACGATGGCTTTTACATATTCTGCTTCATACGGACAATTAAGTTTGGTTGACGCTGCTGCTCAGGTACCGGGAATAGGCAGAGCAGTTGGTGCAATCGCTTCTATTGCTACCAGTGGGCCAGCAAGATTATTGGCCAAGGGTGCCGGATTTGCTTTTAACCCACAACAACAATTATTATTTGATGGTATAGATTTTAGAACATATCAGATGGCATTTACATTTACACCATATTCTAAAAAAGAAGCGGAAACAGTTGCAAAAATTGTTAAAATGTTAAAAACACATGCAGCACCACGATTGGCAGAAGGCACAGCCGGTATGTTTTTTGTACCTCCGTCAACATTTAATTTAGAATTTTTATTTAATGGTAAAAGAAATCAAAATGTTGGCCGAGTTGCTGAGAGTGTAATTGAAAGTATTGATATCAATTATTCTCCAAACGGATTTTCAACTTTTGGTGATGGTGCACCAGTTCAAACAACAGTAACTATAAATTTCAAAGAAGTTGAACTCATTACAAGAGAAAAAATAGAAAAAGAAGGTTATTAATGCAATATTTCGACACATTACCAAAAATTATTAAAACCGATACAAGTGGTAATTCATCACTAATGGTGAATTTGATGGCAAGGTGTAGTGTTATTCCCGACATACTTAATAATCCATTAGTATATTATTCATATGATATCCAAGAAGGAGATACACCAGAAATTATTGCTTACAAATATTATGGTGATTCTTATCGTTATTGGATTGTTTTATACGTAAATCAAATATTAGACCCACAATGGCAATGGCCAATGCAGTCTAGTGTTTTAGAATCTTATATCACAGATAAATATAATTTTAATGCTAAAGCTACCATTCATCATTATGAAAAAGTGATTACCAAATTTAATTCAAGAACAAGCACCACGACAATTGACAATTATATTATTGATCAACAATCTTATAATACTTTACAAACCGGAGTGTTTGAACGTAACATGGCAACCGGACCATTTACTATAACCACTAGCCGTAAAACAGTTTCTTATTATGAATACGAAACAGATTTAAATGAATCGTATAGAAATATAAAATTATTAAATTCAATTTATGTGGGTGAATTGGAAAAACAGTTTAAAAAATTAATGGCTTAACATGGCAGAATTTGATCAATCTTCTTTAGGTGTGGAATCTCCTGGTGCCTACTATACACAAGACTATTCATTAGAAACTTTAAATTTTTTAACTTCAAGTGGTCAAAAATTTGAGTTAAAACGTTTAATGATTGATATGTCCTATTATGAGGACCTTTATAGTTTTACAGCCTCAGGTTATGTTACAGTAACAGATTCTCAAGGATTTATTGAACTTTTTCAATTAACAGGTAATGAATTCATTGAAGTTAATTTTGGTAAAGTGAAAAATGGATCAAACAATAATGATCAATTGTTTCGAGTATACAAAGTTGGAGGTAAAAAACCTGCAGGAAATTTAAATACTGAAACATACACACTATATTTCTGTTCGGAAGAATTGTTGTTATCTGAACAAATTAAAATCAGTAAATCGTATACTGGCCAAAAAATATCCACTATTGTAGAAAACATATTGGTTGATAAATTAAAAGTGCCTAGCAGCAAAATTAATAACATTGAATCAACAACTGGTTTATATGATTTTGTTATACCTCGATTAAAACCATTTGAAGCGATTAGTTGGTTGTCAACTTATATCATTGCAGTCCATGTTTAAAGAAGAACCATATGCTACTTACAAGTATCAGGCACAAAACATTGCCATGGATAAACAATCTTTTAAAGAAAAAACAATAAGTGTTTTGGATTATGAATTTGTTAAAACTTATGATTCAGTCAACGAAATAAGTTCTGGCACATTTGCAAACAGATTAATTTCAATTGATCCATTAACAAGGTCATACAAAGTAACCGATTTTGATTATTTAAAGTATAAGAACCAAGCAGTTACATTAAATGAAGGTGAAGTAAGTAATGCGTTAAAGAATAGATTGGGGTTAACTCAATATGAAACATATGATGCAACACTAAAAGTAGCTTTGTCAAATTCTGGCCAAAATGAAGCAGCTTACTTTAAAGAAATACCAGGATCAGTTGCAAAAAACATTGCAATAGAAACATATTTGCCAAATAGAACGGCACAAATTGCTCTCGCAAATTATACTGTTGTTAAATTAACAATACCTGGTGATCCAGGTTTGACAGTAGGCAGAACAATTGAATTTAATTTGATGTCACTAAGACCAGAAACAAACGAAAAACAATTGGACAAATTTTATTCAGGCAAATATTTGGTCACAGCAGTTCGACATATCATACAACCAAATAAATATCAAACAGTTCTTGAAATTAGTAAAGATAGTGTACCAAATAATTATCAAGAAATAGATCAAACGGCATTTAAAGAAGCGGTGGCAGAATGAATAATTTTATAGGCAAAGATGGATTTAATTGGTGGTATGGTGTAGTAGAAGATGTTAACGATCCAGCCAAATTGGGTCGAGCAAAAGTTCGTATCTTCGGACACCACACAGATAACTTGGTAGAATTACCAACAAAAGATTTACCTTGGGCCGCAGCCGTTAATCCAGTAAACAATTCAAAATCATTTAGTGCACCTAGATTAGGTGACTATGTGATGGGTTTCTTCTCTGACGGAACTTCATCACAATCACCAATAATGATGGGTGTTTTTCCTGGACTTGAAGCTGTACCAAATAAAAATAAAGGATTTTCACCTCAGAGTGATTTAAAACCGGCAACACCACCATCAGGCCAAGTTCAATATGAAGCAGGCAAACCTACACTTTCACCTTTATCTAGAGGTGTGGTTGATAAAACAGCCATTTCACAATCCAATGCTAATTTAGCTCATGTGTGTGACATCTCAGTAAATATGAAATTTGAAATTGCTAAAATGGCATTTAAAACAAGTGAATTGGTAGAAACAATTAGATCCGCAATTAAAGGCCTTTGGGCTAGTGCATCTTCAAGTCCATTTGCTGATGAAATCAGAAGTGCTATAAAAACAATTAAAGCACAAGTTAAAGTAATACAAAAATTTATTAAAAAAATACAACAATATGCCGGAGCTGTTAAAGATTTAATGGATCAACTACAAAAAATAATTCAATACGTTGCTACATTACCAGCAAGAATAGCCAAATTTCTACAAGATTGTTTAAAAGAAGCTCTTGGTGGTATATCTGGTGCAATTGCTGTAGGTCAAGAAATTCAAAAAAATATTACAGAAGGAAATGTTTCTTTAGCGAACTCATCAGCTATTGCAGCAGAACTAGCTTTGACCGATAAAGAAACTATTGTGCCAGTTCAAAATACGATTGTGAAACCATAATGGCCGATATGTCATGGACGGAACCGGAATCAGCAGCTAATACTGATTACCAACCAATATATTCTTATAATAATATACAACAAACAGAATCAGGTCATTCATTTGAAATGGATGATACACCAACTCGTGAACGTGTTCGTATACAACACCGTTCAGGTTCGTTTATTGAGATGCATCCTAACGGTGACGAAGTTCATAAAATTGTTGGTAAAGGCTATGAAATTATTGCTTCTGATAAAAACGTATTAATTAGAGGCATTTGCAACATAACTATTGAGGGTGATTCGGCACTTCACATTAAAGGTGATGCTTATACACAAATTGATGGGTCTGCATATCAAAATGTTAAAGGTGATGTAAATCAATCTGTTTCTGGAGATGCAATTCAATCTGTTGACGGTGATGTGGAAATAAATTCTTCTTGTTGAAACTTTAGGTTATATGATAGCAGGTACAACAATTGATGCCGGCATTTCAATGTTTGCGCCAATGGTTTCAGATATGTTTGGTTCAGTACAAATGTTTAGAATAAAAGTTAATATGCATACTCATATTGGAAACCGTGGATTCCCAACTTCACCTCCATTAAACGCACCAATGGAATCATAATATGTCCAGTATATACAATAGATTAGGATATAATTTTGATACCACCAAATTTGGTGATGATGTCGATTTAGCTCCTGGTGCGAATAACTTTCTTAATAATTCTTCAATTAATTTAAGTCAATGGCAAGTTGATGATATTGCAACATCAACAGCAACAGGTTACTATCAGAATCCATATTCATCTGTATTAAGTAATATGACAGTTGTTCTTACAGGTATGGCTGCAAACTGTAACATCAGTTCAATAACTTTTAATGTAGCTCCAACACAAGCAAACACATTATATTCTTCAATTATAAATGCATTAACGGCTGTTTCTGATTTTACAACACACACAAATTATATATCTGGTGTTGAACGATCAGCCAATACTGTTTTATATCCAGATTTAAATACAGCCCTATCAATTGGTCGCCAAGTATTAAGCTTAACCAATAAATCGGATCAAACACAAAATAACGTGCCGGTATTAGGAAATTTTACTAGCCTCTATATTCGTGACGATGTTGATTCAAGAAGTAACGCAATAATTATAGATTCAAGAACTTTAGGTAATTCTCTGTATGTTGAAGATGGTAACACATACAGTAACATTTCTGTTTCTAGTATTAACACAATTATAACAGATGTTAATTCTCTACAAACCTTGTTGGCAACCAGAAGAAACGGAGATATTAATTTTTATCAAAATTCGTTGGCAATTATAAGAGATTATCAAACCGTTTTGACTTTTTCTAGTGTTGGTGATACACAAAATTCTTTATTGCAAATAGTTGGCACAACAAAATTAAAAACTGATTTAGCTACTGCAAAGCCTTTGGCTGTAACAGTAAATACTTCAGCCGTATTGTATAATAATCCGTTTGCATCTGCTTTAACGTCAGGCACAGGAACAGGCACAACAATTGTAACTGGTGGTACGGGTGCCACAACTACTGGTGAAACAGGAACTTTTACTCTTACAGATACGGGTGTTAGTCCTGGAACTTATGGTTCTGCAAACAGAGTTCCTATTTTTACAGTAGATAGGTTTGGCCGCATTACATCTGCCACCTCTTTAGAAGCTGCTGGTGGTGGTGTATCGATTATTCAATTTGACACAACAACAACTAATCCAATTGCTGTTGACAATTTTGATATTTACACATATCGAAGTGCCAAATATGAAATACAAATAACATCAGGTTCTTTTTATCAAGTAATTGAGTTAAGGGTAATGCACAATGGAATTTGTGCCTTTATGACTCAATACGGTGAACTTGTAAGTGATATTACTCTTGGTCAATTTGATGCTGATGTTGCAAACAACGTGGTTAATTTATATTTTCGTCCTACACAAGCAATAAATACTGTTAAGATGATTAGAAGGTTAATCACAATATAATTTTTTAAAAAGGTGATTTTATTATGCGTTTTCATATTTTAGGTTTACCACATACTGTATCTTCAAAAGAATATAATGCTTGTGCTTATACACAAAAGGTAGTTAAATTTGGCAAAATGATGAAGTCGTTAGGCCATACTATTATACACTACGGCCACGAAGATTCAGATTTAGTTTGTGATGAACATGTTACGGTCACCACTAATAAAGATTTAGAAATTGCTTATGGTGATTATGACTGGCGTAAGAATTTTTATAAATTTGATGTCAATGACCATGCTTACCAAACATTCTATAAAAACGCCATTGTGGAGGTTGGTAAAAGAAAACAAAAACACGATTTTATTCTTCCTTTTTGGGGATCAGGTGTGCGTCCAGTTTGTGATGCACATTCAGATTTAATTTGTGTTGAACCAGGAATTGGTTATGCTGGCGGACATTGGGCTCGCTGGAAAATATTTGAATCATATGCAATATACCATGCTTATTATGGAATGACAGCCGTTGGTAGTTGCAAACAAGATTGGTATGATGCAGTTATTCCAAACTATTTTGATCCTGATGATTTTACTTTCCAAGAAAAGAAAAAAGATTATTTTTTATTTTTAGGTCGTGTATATGATGGTAAAGGTGTAAATGTTGCGGTTCAAGTAACTGAAGCACTTGGTGCCAAATTAATTATTGCAGGCCAAAATTCATTAACTCAAATGGGTTATAAAGAGATACCTGCTCATATTACTGAAATTGGTTACGCTGACGTTGAGATGCGAAGAAAATTGATGTCCGGTGCAAAAGCAGCCTTTGTGCCATCAATGTATGTTGAACCTTTTGGTGGAGTTCAAGTTGAAATGTTGTTCTCAGGAACACCTACAATTACAACTGATTGGGGTTCATTTACAGAAAATAACATACATGGAATTACTGGTTATCGTTGTAGAACCTTTGAACAATATTTGTGGGCTGCTAACAATATTCACAATATTAATCCTAAAAATTGTCGTGCTTTTGCTGAAAACTTTACATTAGAAAAAGTTGGCAAAATGTATGAGGAATATTTTCAATCTGTTTTAAATGTTTACACTGGTAATGGTTGGTATGAAAGAAATGATGCAAGACTTCAATTGAATTGGTTAAAGAAAAATTATCCTCATGAAATGCCTCAAACTATTAAACTAAATAGTTAGTTATAGAAGTACGTTTTAAAACAAAGGGGATAGTGAACCTTGAGCTGTGACGCAAATAATTTTTTCATAGTAAAAAATGGGCTGACTGTTGGCATTACTCCGGTAATTGCCGCTAATGGAGCTTGGATAGGACCTTTAGGTTCAAATCCTGGAGCTACAGGCGCTCAAGGTGCTACTGGTGCGTTAGGTGTTCAAGGTGCTACGGGTATACAAGGTGCTACTGGCCTTGGTGCAACAGGTTTAACTGGACCAACAGGCGCAACAGGTCCTTCAGGTGGGCCAACAGGTGCAACCGGTGATATCGGTGCAACCGGCGCAACAGGTCAATTAGGAACAACCGGCGCTACTGGCCCAATTGGAATTCCTGGACCACAAGGTTCAACAGGATTAACTGGCGCAACCGGTATTCAAGGCTTGACTGGTGCGACAGGAACTCCAGGATCGATAGGTAGTTTAGGTTCAACTGGTGCAACCGGCCCACAAGGTCCAGTAGGACTTAGAGGTGCAACAGGTTCTACCGGTAATCAAGGCACAACAGGTGCAACCGGCCAAAATCAGCCTTGGATCACAATCTCATCAAATACAACGGTAACACTCAATCAACAGTATCTTGCAAATACTGCAAACGGATCTTTTACAATTACACTTCCTGCATCACCCGTGCTCAGTAACACAGTTATTATTGCTGATGCTGGAACTTTTAATAATGATTGGAGTGTTCGAAATCTTATAATTAATCCAAATGGTGAAACAATTGAAGGTGTTAATGATACACTTGTATTGGATGTGGGTCAGAGTTTAATTTATTTGATTTATGATGGTACAACATGGCGACAAGTATCAAGTGCTGGTCCAATAGGTTTAACAGGTTCAACTGGACCAATTGGAACAACAGGTGCAACTGGACAAATTGGAACAACTGGTGCAACTGGTCCAACAGGATCTACAGGTGCAGGAACAACCGGTGCTACAGGCACCACCGGTCCTGTTGGGCCAATAGGTCCACGAGGATCTACTGGTGCAACTGGCATTGAAGGACCAATAGGTTCAACAGGTGCAACTGGACAAATTGGAACAACTGGTGCAACTGGTCCTCAAGGTGAAATTGGTTTAACAGGATCTACAGGACTTATAGGTACAACAGGATCCACAGGAGCTACTGGTGTATTGGGATCCACAGGTGCAACAGGTCCAATTGGAACAACTGGTGCAACTGGTGCTACAGGATCTTTAGGTTCAACAGGTGCTACAGGATCTTTAGGTTCAACAGGTGCTACAGGATTACGAGGCGCTACTGGCGCAACAGGTGCTACTGGTGGATTTGGTTCAACTGGTGCAACTGGTCCTCAAGGTGATCCAGGTGGCGCAACTGGACCAATAGGATCGACTGGTGCAACCGGTGCAGGAACAACTGGCGCTACTGGTGCTACAGGAAGCTTGGGTACTACAGGAGCTACTGGTCCATTAGGTTCTACCGGCGCTACAGGTTTAAGAGGATTTACGGGATCTACGGGACCAATTGGAACAACAGGTGCAACTGGACCTCAAGGTGATCCAGGTGGTGCAACAGGTGCTACGGGAGAAATGGGTGCTACAGGAGATGTTGGACCTTTTGGAGCAACAGGTTTAACCGGTGAAATTGGTCCTGTTGGTGAAACAGGCGCAACTGGACCACAAGGTGCCACAGGTATTCAAGGTACTCCAGGTGGTGCAACAGGTCCAATTGGAATAACTGGTGCAACTGGATCACAAGGTGCCACAGGCATTCAAGGTCCCACAGGTGCCACAGGACCAAGAGGTAATATTGGTAATACTGGATTAACAGGAGCTACAGGTGTAGGTGCTACAGGCATTCAAGGTCCCACAGGTGCCACAGGACCAAGAGGTAATATTGGTAATACTGGATTAACAGGAGCTACAGGTGTAGGTGCTACAGGCATTCAAGGCGCAACAGGATTAACTGGTGCAACAGGTATTCAAGGTAATCCGGGTGGTGCTACAGGAACCACCGGTGCTACGGGACCTCAAGGTTTAAGAGGTGCAACAGGACTTCAAGGTTTTCAAGGAAATGTAGGTTCTACAGGTGCCACAGGACCAAGAGGTAATACCGGTGATACTGGTGCAACCGGTTTAATAGGTTCAACAGGTCCAACTGGTAATACAGGATCAACAGGATTAACTGGTGCAACAGGTATTCAAGGTGATCCGGGTGGTGCTACGGGAACCACCGGTGCTACAGGAGCTACAGGCATAGGTTCTACTGGTGCAACGGGTGTAATTGGAACGACAGGTGCCACCGGTGCTACCGGCGGCATAGGTTCAACTGGTTCAACTGGTCCAGTAGGCTCAACGGGCGCAACTGGTCTTGAGGGTGCCACAGGAGAAACAGGTTCTATTGGTCCTACAGGTGCAACTGGTGTTTTTGGTTCTACGGGCCCTAGAGGACCACAAGGATTTACAGGATCTACTGGACCAATTGGAACAACTGGTGCAACTGGATCTCAAGGTGCAACTGGACCAATTGGATTACAAGGAACTCAAGGTGTAACTGGTAATACAGGAACAACTGGTGCAACTGGATCTCAAGGTGCAACTGGACCTCAAGGTGCCACCGGCGAAGGAGCAACCGGTGCAACTGGACCAATTGGAATACAAGGACCTCAAGGTGTAAGAGGTTCAACTGGACCAATTGGAATACAAGGACCTCAAGGTGACATTGGTAGTACAGGACCACAGGGACCTCAAGGTGATCCGGGTGGTGCAACGGGTGCAACTGGACTACAAGGTGCCACCGGCGAAGGAGCAACCGGTGCAACTGGATCAATTGGAACAACTGGTGCAACTGGACCACAAGGTGCCACAGGTATTCAAGGTGTGATTGGTAATACGGGAACAACTGGTTCAACTGGATCAATTGGAACAACTGGTGCAACTGGACCACAAGGTGATACAGGATCAACTGGATTAATTGGACCAATTGGTGCTACAGGAGCTACAGGTATAGGCTCTACTGGTGCCACAGGACCAAGAGGTAATATTGGTAATACTGGATTAACAGGAGCTACAGGTGTAGGTGCTACAGGAGCTACAGGTTTATTAGGTTCTACTGGTGCCACAGGACCAAATGGCTCAACAGGAGCTACAGGCGCAACTGGATCAATAGGTGGTACCGGTGCCACAGGTGTAATTGGAACAACGGGTGCCACAGGTTTTGATGGATCAACAGGAGCTACAGGAGCGACTGGTGTAATTGGTTCTACAGGATCGACAGGAATAACAGGATCAAGAGGTTCTACTGGTATTACGGGAAATACAGGTGCAACAGGACTTTTTGGATCCACAGGCGCAACTGGTGTTTTCGGTTCTACGGGAGCAACCGGTGTTTTTGGTTCAACAGGTGCAACTGGTCTTGAGGGCGCTACAGGTGCAACGGGCGTCTTTGGTTCTACAGGTGCAACTGGTGTTTTTGGTTCTACGGGCCCTAGAGGACCACAAGGATTTACAGGATCTACTGGACCAATTGGAACAACTGGTGCAACTGGATTAAAAGGCAATACAGGATCCACAGGACCAACGGGTACAACAGGATCCACAGGACTAACAGGTTCCACAGGAGCCACAGGCCTTGAAGGCTCGACTGGCGCTTCGGGTGCTCAAGGTGACAAATATAGAACAACTTCAAATACAACATTAACTTTAAGTGATTACAATGTTGGTAATCAATTAATTTTAACAACAGCAAATTTATTTTTAAGTTATAGTTCACAACAAAGTGTAATTCTTGCTGCTGATGAAAATCCTAATAATTATTTAAACGGTAGTGTTTATTTTTACAATCAATCAAATGGACAATTAATATTAACTGTTACAAATAATGATTTTGCCAGTAACACTTCTTATAGTTCTTGGTTAATTAATTTAAATGGTTCTGTTGGTATTGCTGGTGCAACCGGTGCCACAGGATTTACGGGTAATACTGGTGCAACAGGGCTCCAAGGATCAACCGGTGCCACAGGACCTGAAGGTGCAACAGGTGTATTTGGTTCTACAGGTGCAACAGGAGAACCTGGTTTGACTGGTTCTACAGGTGCCACAGGACCTGAAGGTGCAACAGGTGTATTTGGTTCAACAGGTGCAACAGGAGAACCTGGTTTATTTGGATCAACCGGTGCCACAGGACCTGAAGGTGCAACAGGTGTATTTGGTTCTACAGGTGCAACAGGAGAACCTGGTTTATTTGGATCAACCGGTGCCACAGGACCAATTGGTTCCACAGGAGCATTTGGTTCCACAGGTGCAACAGGAGAACCTGGTTTATTTGGATCAACCGGTGCAACGGGTGTATTTGGTTCAACAGGTGCAACAGGAATACCTGGTTTGACCGGTTCCACAGGTGTAACTGGACTAACAGGAAATACCGGTGCCACAGGACCAATCGGTGCCACCGGTGTATCGAATGGATCTTTTAAAACATGGAAAGTTGATGGCCAAAGTGATTTGGTTGCTATTGATGAAGATATTATACAACTGGTTTCAGAAAATGATGTTATACTTAGAATTAACGCAAACACAAATCCTAAGCAATTAATTATTTCAACCAAAAGAATACGGCACATAGATATAGATGGTGGTTCGGCAATTTCTGTTTATAGTCCATCGGATATGATGGATATAGAAGGTGGTTCCGCAATTTCTGTTTACGGTCTATTAGACATAATTGACGGAGGAGCAGGAAATACTGTTTTTTCATCATCAGATTTAATTTATAACGGAGGCACAGCTTAAAATGGCTAGCAAAATACAAATAAGACGAGATTCATCAAATAATTGGACAAGCACGAACCCCACTTTGTCACAAGGTGAACCTGGTTATGAAATAGACACCACTAAAATAAAATATGGTGAAATACTGGTGCTACTGGACCAATAGGTTCAACAGGACCAACAGGCAATACAGGATCAACAGGTCCAGTAGGTTCAACAGGACCAACAGGTAATACTGGTGAAATTGGTTTAACTGGTTCAACAGGTCTAACTGGTAATACTGGTGCTACTGGACCAATAGGTTCAACAGGACCAACAGGAGATACTGGTGCTACTGGTCCAACAGGTTCAACAGGTCCTACGGGTGCAACTGGTTCAGTTGGATCTACTGGTGAAACCGGCTTAGGATTTACTATTGCAAAAACGTACTCAAACGTTGCATCATTAACAGCTGACACATCACCAACAGGAATTGCTAACGGCCAATTTGCAATCAAATAGGTTCAACAGGACCAACAGGTAATACTGGTGAAATTGGTTTAACTGGTTCAACAGGTCTAACTGGTAATACTGGTGCTACTGGACCAATAGGTTCAACAGGACCAACAGGAAATACAGGATCCACAGGTCCAGTAGGTTCAACAGGACCAACAGGAGATACTGGTGCTACTGGACCAATAGGTTCAACAGGACCAACAGGCAATACAGGATCCACAGGTCCAGTAGGTTCAACAGGACCAACAGGAAATACAGGATCCACAGGTCCAGTAGGTTCAACAGGATTGACTGGAGCCACTGGTGAAACCGGTTTAGGATTTATCATTGCAAAAACATATAGTAATGTTGCAAGTCTAACAGCTGACACATCACCAACAGGAATTGCTAACGGCCAATTTGCAATCATTGATACAGGCAATGTAGAAGATGCTGAAAACTCTAGGTTATATCTGTGGAATGGAACAATTTATTCTTACGTAACTGATTTATCTGGTGCTGCAGGTATTCAAGGACAAACTGGTGCAACAGGTCCAGTAGGTTCTACAGGACCAACAGGGAATACAGGTTCAACAGGACCAACAGGAGATACTGGTGCTACTGGTCCAACAGGTTCTACAGGACCAACAGGAAATACAGGTTCAACAGGACCAACAGGAAATACAGGATCCACAGGTCCAGTAGGTTCAACAGGACCAACAGGAGATACTGGTGCTACTGGTCCAACAGGTTCAACAGGACCAACAGGAGATACTGGTGCTACTGGTCCAACAGGTTCTACAGGACCAACAGGGAATACTGGTGCTACTGGTCCAACAGGTTCTACAGGACCAACAGGGAATACTGGTGCTACTGGTCCAATAGGTTCTACAGGACCACAAGGGCCCACCGGTGATCCCGGTGCAACGGGACCAGTAGGTTCAACTGGTGTAACTGGACCACAAGGTTCAACAGGAAATACTGGTGCCACAGGTATACAAGGATCTGATGGTGCAACAGGACCAGCAGGACCAACAGGAAATACTGGTGCTACCGGTCTAACTGGTAATACCGGTGATACAGGACCGATTGGCTCAACTGGTGCTACTGGTTTGACTGGTAATACCGGTGATACAGGACCGATTGGTTCAACTGGTGCGACCGGTGTAATAGGGCCAACAGGAAATACTGGCGCTACAGGTGCAACTGGCACTCAAGGTTCTACTGGTGCTACAGGTATTTCAGGAACAGATGGTGCAACCGGTTCTACAGGACCAATAGGTGCTACCGGTCTAACTGGTAATACTGGTGCTACTGGTGTTTCTGGTGCTGATGGTGACCGCTATCACACAACATCTAACACCACGATAACATTAACTAATTATCCAATTGGCAATACATTAACTTTAGTTACTAATGATTTGTATTTGGATTATAGTCCTCAACAAACTATTATTGTTGTTTCTTTTGTTGATCCAACGGATTATATACATGGTACAGTTAACACTTATGAACAGTCGAATGGACAATTAATTTTAACTGTAACAAATACAGCTAATGCAACATCAAATCAATATAGTTCTTGGATTATTAACCTTGATGGTGCAGTTGGTATTCAAGGTACCACAGGTGCAACAGGCCCAACCGGACTTACTGGTGCTACTGGCCCAACAGGTAATACAGGATCAACAGGACCACAAGGTGACACAGGTGCAACCGGTGTTCAAGGTGCAACTGGTGCCACAGGCATTCAAGGACCTGATGGTGCAACAGGCGCTACTGGTGTTCAAGGTGTAACCGGTAATACTGGTGCAACAGGTCTTGTTGGCGCAACTGGTTTAACTGGTAATACCGGTGATACAGGACCGATTGGCTCAACTGGTGCCACGGGTATTCAAGGTATAACAGGAAATACAGGTAACACAGGACCAATAGGTTCAACTGGTGCAACAGGCGTAACAGGTAATACCGGCGATACAGGACCGATTGGAACAACTGGTGCAACCGGACCACAAGGCCCAACAGGTAATACTGGTGCTACAGGACCAATTGGTGCAACTGGTTCAGATGGTGCAACAGGTGTAACAGGAAATACTGGTGCAACAGGATTATCAATATATTATTCTGATGCTTTTGACAGAGCTAATTCTGCTTCAGCAAATACAATTTATACTCAAGGTGTTGATGATACACAGAATACTAACATCACTACTACCGACACGAAAGCACAGGCAGCTTTTGATACAGCCAATGCTGCTATGATAATACCACAAAATAGACAATCGGTTGATTACACTTTACAAAATTCTGATTCAGGAAAACATTTGTATTATAGCGGACTAAAAACTTCGGTGAATTTGTATATTCCGTGGACATCAAATACAACATATGCTAACGGTACAACAATTACCATTATTTCTAACACATCATCAAATGTAAACATTATACCAAACAATAGTGTATCTTTGTATCTTGCAGGTAACACCACATCAATTTCAAGAAATGTGACAACATATGGAATGGCAACAATGATTATGACTGCTGCAAATACGTGGTACATTAATGGAACAGGAGTTATTTGATGCCTAGTATTCAATCAATTTTGATGAATAGTATAAACAATGTAAAGTTGAATAATTATCTTGCTGGTTTATTTAAAACCACATATTCGGGATACTTTGCTGATAATGTTAGTTTTTTTGCAACAGCTACACCAACAACTTTTGGCGCTAACCCAGCAACATCAGTTCAAACTACCGCAATTTCAGAACCAAGTAGTGATGATGGAAGTAGTTTTAGTGTTCAATGGTTAGGTTATTTTTTACCAAACACAACAGAAACATATACATTTTTTACATCAAGTGATGATGCTTCTTATGTTTGGGTAGGTTCAAATGCTTTGTCTGGATTTACAACTGGAAACGCAACAGTAAATAATGGTGGGTTACACGGTACTGTTGAAGCAAATGGAACTGCTTCTCTTACAGCAGGTATATATTATCCAATAAGAATACAATTTGGTGAGAATAGTGGTGGTGATGTGTTAACATTTAATTATTCCACACCAACGATAACAAAAACAACTGATGTTACCGGTAAAGTATTTTATAATCCAACAACGAACGGATTTTAATAAATGCCATTAAAACAAAGTGAACTTGCAAGTAGCGGTTTAGGCCGAGGTGCTACGGGCCCAATTGGTCCGATAGGTGCAACGGGTTCAACTGGACCAATTGGATCTACGGGTTCAACCGGACCAATTGGATCTACGGGTGCAGGAACAACCGGTGCTACAGGACCAATTGGTCCTGTGGGTGCAACAGGTCCACAAGGTTCTACTGGTGCAACTGGTATTCAAGGACCAATAGGTTCAACAGGTGCAACAGGCCCCGTTGGTTCAACAGGACCGTTTGCAGATACAACAGCAACACTAAACATTACAGGTGTTAATGTTTCAAACATTTATTATTTTACAAATTATGCTCCAAGAAACTTACGAATTAGCTATATGTCTGCAACAATAGTAAATGGTTCTGGCACTGCCACAGTAACAATTTTTAATAGTCGTGGCAGTATTGGAAATTTACAATCTGTTCCTGTTAACAACACGAGTAATAGCTTTAGGGTACCAAATGTGAATTTCAATGTTGCTGTAGGAGAAACTTTGTATGCTAGTATAACTAACAATGCTTTAAGTTCATCCAGTGCTGTTTTAGTTATTACTTTAGGATTTTCTTCTTAATTAATATGCCTGAAATATATATTGACACTGCTGGTTCTCAAAACTGGACTGTTCCAGCAGATTGGGATATAAAAGCTCCCAATAAAATAGAACTTGTAGGCGGAGGTGGAGGTGGAGGAATCAGTTTAATTTATGAACTTTATACTTTTTTTGATTTCAACAGCATACCACAAACAAATAGACTTGGCTATAGGTTTTATAATTATGGTTTAGGTGGAGGTGGAGGTGCGTATGCGAGAATTACTAATGTAAATTTGGTTCCAGGACAAGTTATACCAGTAAGCGTTGGCGGAGGTGGTGAACAAGGTGTTCGTACTGCAATTTACAGTACGACAGGATTTAATAAAATTAATTATGGTGGTGGTGGTGGATCAACTTTTTTTGGTTCTGCAGAATCGATTATTTTTGTGTCAAGTAGGGCAGGATCGTGGAATATGGATTATATTAGTGGATTTGAGTCACCTCAAGGTGTCAATCATCAAGGAGGAATTTTTGGAGATCCAAGTAATACCAATAATGTGAAGGTTCCGCCAGGATTTTTGACAACAAGAGTTGATTATGGACAAGGGATGAGCCGTAATTACGATTTGTCTTTTCAAATTCCTCCATCATTTAAAACAGATCCATTTAATTTACCAATAAACGGTAGGTGGCCAACAGGAGAAAATCCTGCAACTTTTCCAGGTTTTCCTGGAGTTGCACCGGACAATCCTACATTTATAGTAAATCCTAATAATCAATCTTTTATTTATGGTGCTGGTGGCGCAGGCGAAATAATGCAAAGACCTGGAGGTTTTGCAAGTCCACCCACTCCATCATTTATTGTGGTTCCACCACAACCAGGAAATAAAGGAGTTATAAAAATTACTTATGTTAGCACAGGTACTCATCAAAATTGTGTGTGGATATCATAATCTCAAAATTTCGAATTTTTGTGTTCCGGCTCAAGAATTTTTTTTAGCGCTTTCAAAGTTTCGAAAAGCGCATTTACTCCTAGAAGCGTAATAAATAAAAGATGGCAAACCTAACAAAGATATATTCAGACATCGACTTTACATTTACCAAAAAACCGGTAATTGGTGATGTCGCTCTTAGCTACGATGACTTGGCGGTTATTCGTTCAATCCGTAATCTACTGTTGACCAAACATTATGAAAGACCTTTTAATCCTGACATTGGATCAAACATTGATGCGATACTATTTGAACCAATTTCACCGGTAACAGCAACAAGTTTAGAAAAAGAAGTGGAACTGGTTATAAAAAACTATGAAAAAAGAGCAAAGTTAAAAGAAATAATCATTGTACCATATCCTGATAAAAATGCTTATGATATTACAATTAGTTTCTACATTGAAAATGCTACATTACCAACATCAGTAACATTACTTCTAGAAAGAAATAGATAAAATGGCTGGAAATAAATCCAATATTCAGATTACAGATTTAGATTTTAATACAATTAAAACTAATCTTAAAAAGTTTCTGCAATCACAAAACACATTACAAGATTACAACTATGAAGGTTCTGCACTTTCTACATTGTTGGATATTCTTGCCTATAATACACAGTATAATGCTTATTACTTGAATATGGTTGCTAATGAGATGTTTTTGGATTCAGCACTACAAAGGTCATCGGTTGTTTCTCATGCAAAACTATTAAACTATACACCAAAATCAGCATCAGCTCCATCAGCCACCATTAATATCACTTTTAATCAAGTGACTGATTCTTCGTTAACACTACCAAAATTTACTTCTTTTATGTCCGAAGCAATTGATGGCGTGAATTATAAATTTGTAACAGTTAACTCAACCACATTAAATACAAATACTGTTTCCAATTCAGTTACATTTTCAAACTTAACAATTAAACAAGGTGAACCAATCACCTTAAATTATACCTATGATTCTGCGGCCAATCCAACAGCTATATTTGATTTACCCGACACAAACGTTGACACAACAACTCTGACTGTATCGGTACAACAAAGTGGTTCAAATACTGCCTATGAAATCTATAATTTAGCAGAAGATTATTTAAGTTTAAATACAACATCAAGTGTGTATTTTTTACAAGAAGGTATCAATGGTTTCTATCAAATATATTTTGGTGATGGTATATTAGGTAAATCAATTACTGATGGTAATATTGTAACGGTTTCATATATTGTGACCAATGGTACAAGTTCAGCAGGTGCAAACAATTTCGTATTGATGGATGCTGTTTCTGGTTATTCAAACACCACAATATTACCTATCACCTCTACAACTCAAGGTTCCGAAAAAGAAACCATTGAATCAATCAAATACACAGCACCTAAATCATACTCTGCTCAAGGTCGTGCCGTTACAAAAGAAGATTACATCTATCTAATACAGAATAATTCTGGTGTTTTTCCGGTAGATGCTGTTAACGTTTGGGGTGGAGAAGAAAATAATCCTCCTGTTTATGGTACTATTTTTATTGCCGTAAAACCAAAAGGTGGATATACTTTAACACAAACGCAAAAAAATATTATTGAAGAAAGAATTATTAAACCTATTTCTGTATTAACAATTAAACCAAAAATTATAGATGTTGACTACACATACTTAAAAATTATATCAAATATATATTATAATCCAAAATTAACAGCATTGGTTTAATGCTATTCAGAATTTTGCAACCAACACATTAAATAAATTTAATTCAACATTTCAATTATCATCATTAATAACCACAATACAATCTGTCAACCAATCATTTATAACCAATGATTCATCATTAGTATTACAAAAAAGATTTTCACCAAATTTACTTAATACAACATCATATTCATTCAATTTTGATTCGGCACTAAAAAAAGATATCTTTTCGAAAAGTATTAGTATTAGTCCTACTTTTCAAGTAATTGACACAAAAAATAATAACATTGTTCGAACTGCATATTTGGAAGAAACACCATCCGGAACAACTTTTTTAGATTCTATAACTATTATTAATCCAGGATTTGGTTACACTTCCAATCCAATAGTAACAATTGTGGGTGATGGTACAGGTGCAACAGCAAGAGCAACTGTTGTGAATGGTCAAGTTAATAACATTACAATAACCAATCCTGGTATTGATTACACACAGGCTTTAGTTGAAATTACTTCAGCTGATGGTAATGGAACAATGTGTTCAGCTTTGGCCGTTTTAGCTGGTAACAGAGGAACACTAAGAACATATTATTATAGTGAAGGAGTAAAAACAATTTTAAATGTTAATGCTGGTACAGTAGATTATCAAACTGGTGTGGTTACATTAATCGATTTTAATCCGTCACAGGTTGATAATCCTTTAGGTATATTAACACTACAAGCAATACCAAATTCAACAATTGTTTCTTCTAATAAAGATAAAATTATCACACTAGACAATACCGATCAATCAGCAATTGAAATAAACATTACAGCAAGTAACTAATAAATGATTTTAGATAATCACAAAACATCACTACAAATCGTTAAACAACTTCCTGAATTTATTCAGGATGATTCGAACTATCAAAATTTTGTTTCTTTTGTTGAAGCATAT